TAACTACAAGTTCTGATGTTACATTTGCTTCAGTTGATGCAGATACTATTGATGTATCAGGAGATTTAACTCTTGACGCAGACGGAGCTGACATAATATTAAAAGACGGTGGTACAGAATATGGTAGATTAACAAACTTCTTAGGTGGACTAACTTTGAAAACAGGTTCATCTGCTTCTAACGGTCTTATATTCTCAGCAGACGGAACTACTATGATTACTGGAGGTAGTATACAGATGTCAGGAGGTTTTGTTCTTGACGGTAATACTATTACAGGTGTAGATGACTCAGGAGAATTTACTAATGATGATGCTCACATTATGACTTCTGCTGGAATAGAAGATAAAATCTTAGGTTATGGATATACAACTAATTCTGGTAATGTTACATCAGGTTCAACTGTTGATTTTAACAATCTTACTTGTGACCAGATTGGAGTAAA